GACACAATGCGCCAGTGCCTGTATTAGCAGCAGAGAATGTAACTGATGCTACGTTTTGAACTCCTGTATCACCTGATGCTAGTGGTAAAAAGGGACCAAAGTTTGAAGCTGCTGTTCCAGAATGTGAAATATGCTGAACATAGTTGCTTGCCGTCATGGATACAGTAACAGGTAACGCTCTACCACTTGTTCCACTTTGGTTTGTATATGATAAAGCTATATTTTGTGCAGTAGCACCGGCTCCACTTGTGCAAACATAATACAAACGACATCCCGCACCACTTGCATATCGAAGTGATGGTGTGCCGGTTAAAGTTTGAGCCGATGTAGTATTATTAGAAATACCAGGCCAATATCCTTGCAGGTCTACTAACATTAACTGTGAGGGAACGCCTGTAGCAACTGTGGTAATGGCACTAACATTGATTAAATGTTTTGTGTCAGGTGACACGTTTCCACCATGAGGTAACCCAAAGATCTGTGTTCCGTTTCCAGTAGCTTCATCGCAAGTACGCCAAGCAAGTGCAGTACCTGAAAAAGCGTTTGCAACTGGAAAACCATTGTTTGTACTCCAATCATGCCACCGCCCTGCAACATAAGCAGTCGCGCCAGTTATTTTATTAAAATCGAGTCTATAAAACTTTGAGTTAGTGGTGACTTCATTCACCAAATCATCCATTGAATTGAATCCCATAGTTACCCCCAAACAAAATTAAATTGACCAAGATTAGGTGTTGGCGTAGCTGAAACATTTGATGTTCCAATCATTGTTAATGCTGCACCTGGTAAAATTTCAGGCATGTTTCCACCAAATTGATTTATTAGCGTTTTTTCTGTAGGAACTGCGCTTGCTCCTGTCTGCATATTAAGAATTGGTTTAACAAGCACTAAAGTTAATAAACCACCTACTGGGGCATTGAGTTGAATACTTTCAACAGACCTAATACCTTTGTCTCCTGAATTTAAAGGACCAAACGGAGATAAACTATTACTATTGGGAGGAAAATAAGAATTTAAAACCATTTGCCCAATAGTGCCCGCTGCTTGAATGCCCATTTGCACTGATTGTGCTACTGCGTCATTATTGGTGTAGTTTACAGTTACAGTTGCATTAGATGTACCAGGTGCCGTTTGCACCAAAAGCATTTTTACGCCTTCGCCTGATGTATACCTTGGCAAAGTTGCTGTATTGGTAAAAGTTTGTACATCAGTTGTTTCAGCATCTATAGCTGCATAAAAACCCAAAACATCAACTAACACCATTGAAAGTATACTCGTTGCTGTAGTGTAAAATTGCCACGAAAACAAATACTTTTGTTGAGTAGCTGGAAGAGTTGGCCCAGTGTAAATAAACTTGTTGGTGCCGCCAGTTTGAGGAGTAAACACCAATGGTTCAGCGGCATACGGTTGATATGTCGGCGTTCCTGCGGCGATAGAAAAATCATTCCATCTAGCAGGACTTATAAAACTACCACCAGACTTAAACCATTGCTGAGTCCATATTTGACCATTATCAATGGCCTTAGTAACTTCAGCTATACTACGGAAGCCCATCAGAACTCTCCGTTTGTTTTGTTTCGGTGGAAGATTCTTCGATTGTTTCTAATGCACCAAAAGGATGCTGCTCACACCGCACGATTTCTCCATTGATAACTTGAAGAATTTGCAAACAGTGCAAGCAGCGAATCTTCATACTAATCAACCGTTGCAGTCATAGCACCAGCAGCAAACTGTGGCTGGATTCCGTTTGAGATAGACAATGACGCACTTAAAGCACCTTTCATAAGAAGGTTTCCTGCACCAGTAGAATCAGTTCCAATTCCAAAGTGTGTTACTGTTGATGAGCCGCCAGTACATTGAGCAAACTGAACAAGTGCAGTGTTTGCAATAGTGCTTACTGTGCGAGTCCATCCACCAGCAGTGCGAGCTACGGACACACGAGCATATCCAGTATACGATGCTTCGCTAGTTGATTGAGTACCTGCCTCACCAGGATCGGCAGTGTGCAAAGAGATATAGAAACTTCCAGCGGTAGCAGAGTTCTGCAATCCAGCAGCGTCTCCGATGTTGGCCCAGTCCGTGTTTAGAAACAACAGATCCAAAAGTGCTGCTTCCGCTGCATTAGTCATCGACATAAGCTATTCCTCTATATTATCAATCGATAAAGTTGTGTTGCCCATTTCATCTGTTCCGATAGTGCCCAACTTCTTGCTTGCTTTCGGAATGATATTGTTAATAACTATTGGTTGCGATGCTTCACTTTTCTGTTGAACTGGTTGCGTTAAACGTTCCATGTTCATGCGAATTGCTTCTAGTTGTTGTTCTGCTGCAAGGCGCCGCTCTTCCATCAACTTTTCTTGCTGCGATAGTTTAAACTGCATCTGTTGAGCTTCCAGCTTTTGTACTTCTAACAATCCGTTTAGACGTACGCTTTCGCCTTTTATCTCATTCTTCATCTGCTCGCTAGTTGCCAAGGCTTGTGCTTTAGCCATTTCAACTTGTACCGATGATGCTTTAATCTGCAATTCTTGTTGTTTTAGCGCAAGCTCTTGTTCAGCAACATAGGCTTCTAGTTGTGACTTTTGCATATCAAGTTGAGCAGCAAGTTGTTCACGTTGCATACGAACTTGCATTTCTTGATTAGCAATGAAGTTCTTCGTTTGGCTATCTTGAGACTCAATCTGAGACACCTGCAACCTAGCTTGTGCTTCAATTTGAGCTATCTGCATCCGCCCTTGCATTTCTTGCATCTTTGGATCTGGTGGAGGCGGTTGTTTTGCTGCTTCTTCCTTAGCCTTAGCAATTTCACCAATCTGACCCAATGCCTTAGTAAAGATACCATCGAGTTCTTTGCCACCCTTAAAGCGTTTGATAACGTTTTTAAATAGTTCGATTGAGAACTCAAGCAGTGGAGGATATTGTTCAATCAAAGAACGCATCTGGTCAAAGAACGCGCCGCAAGTCTCCATTAGCCGCGCACCATCAGCTTGAGACTGTTGCTGGTCAATAGCCACCATCGAATCAGAAGCCACCTGTATTCGATAGTTAAACTTATCTTCGTTTCTAAATAGGTCAATTATCTGCTGCTTGAACTGATCAATGAATACCATCGGGTTATAAGGCGGCATTGGTGGTGGTGGCATTGGTTGACCATCTGGACCCATTTCTGGTGCTGGTGGCTCTGGTGGAGGAGGTAGTAGCGGTGCAATTAACGCAGTTGCATTGGAAACATCAAAAAGAGTTTCAGCTTCAAACTGACTAGCAACGATAGCACCAAGTTTACCAATAGCATCAGAGATAAACTTGCAAAACATGTTCTGTCTTACAATCAATCCAAGCGAAGACCATTGTGATTCAAGGCGGTTAGCGGTTGCTGACTTGTACTGTTCTGAGGTACCACGCAGCAAATCTGAAACTTTCAATGTTTCATAAAGTTGCTCAAGCGCTGTCTGACGCGCACTCTGCAAAGTTTGCAATGCGGCAACATACGGTGCCACATCCATAAACTCTACTCCGGCTTGCAAACCACCACGACTCTTGTAGGATGGCCAGTTAATAACAGGCACCATCTTTAAGTCACCGATCATTAGCTGTTCGACTTGCAAACCAAGTGCAGCATCATAGAGAGCATTAGTTCGGATAGCTTGCGTTACTGCATGAATACGAGTTGTAAGGCGCTCAACTTCAAGCACTTGATCGCGTACATGAACGTAATCAGAAACAGGGATAACACTGTCAGGGTCTTGGCTTTGAGCGATTACTGTACAAGGAAAGAACCCTTCAAAGTCGATAACTGGCTCTTCTTTCTGAATGATGAAACTTTCGACACCCTTTGTGCCCCAATAAACCATTTCAGATTCTTTGCACCAAATCTCGTAAATCTCTGCTTTACCTTCGTACTTGGTATCGTCTTTGTTCCAGTCTTTTGTAGCTTTGTCAGGAAAAGCGTCATAATGCAATTCATCAGCTTTATCGACACCGAAGAGTTTTTCTGCGTGTTGTCTAGTAACGTAAGCACGACGAGCGCGCCACAAAACCTCAGTTTCGTTTCGTGCATCTGAGCAGAAGTAGTCATTGTACTGAACTACATCGATGATTGCTTCCTCATCATCCTTCTTTTCAATCTGCATCTTTGCAAGAACTATGCCGCCTGGACCCTGTCGAGTTTCTTCAAGGTCACCTTCATATGGCGCACCTTTGTCATCAATTAACCCACCATCTGGGCTTTGAAACAGTGCAATCTCAACATCTTCTTTTTCAATCTCAGCACTATAACGAGCCCACAAAACTGCACGACCAGTAAGCAAAAATTGCAGAGCTGCATTATACCCAACTTGGTCAAACGGAAACTCGCAATCAAGAATGTATTGAATGTTACGCTCAAGAACTGTGGCACTAAGCTCTTCAATAGTACCACCAGCCATTTTACGGAGGCTTACTTCCGCTTTAGGCGTTGAAGAGTAGTACGCAGGTAGAAGAGTATTAACGCAATACCACCAAGCATTAAGTCTTCGTTCAGTATCATTAAGAATCCCAACTTGTCGTTGAGCGTTATAAACTCGGATAGATTCTTCAGCAGCTTCAACAAACTTCTTGCTACGTTCCTCTGCCTTAGTGATCTCAGCTTTCCAATAAGAGCCGGAAAATCGTTCGACAAGAGGCTTAATCTTCATATTCTGGCTCTACCGGCTTGTGCTCTAACTTGAGCAATATACGCTTGTAACTTAACGATACCTTTGTTAAAAACTTCCGCAGGTTGTTCCCACTTGCTATCAATCAACCGCTCTTTGCACAAATATCTAAGTGCATCGACAATATGATCATCACCTGAAGTATCCAAATCTTCAGGATTCTTCTTATCAATCGCCATTGCTGGCAACGTTTCGATAAGATACCTACAGTTTGCGCTAATATACAACAAACTAGGCTTTGCAACCAAGCGCTGTCTTATCTGGGACCAACCGCTTAACCTATCGTTATCAGCCATTCTAAAGTTTGGGTGCTTGTATTTAGCAAAAACACCATGAAACTGGTCAGCTATTGACGGCCCACCTTGTTGGTTGAATATAGAGGGGTCTGCCGCCGCATGTACGTTTTCACCAACTGAGGCCGCCGCGATCCTATTTGCTTGTTCGACGTTATCGACACCTTTTCCGTGCATTTCTCGGTATATAACGATGGCACCTCTTGGATAAGGTACCTCGTTGCCATGATCATCGCGTCCACTACTAACAGCACCCCAGACAGCAGCAAAAGGGCTCCGATAGCCCCAGTCATAGCCGAGATAGCGAGGCCAATGCTTAGGAATGTTAAAAGGTTGGCAGATATGCCTAGAACTGAACTCAGGAAAGTAGCTGCCCTCATGGATTTCAAAATCACCCTCCAGCCACGCGCGAACCAACTCAGGAGACCCTACCATGTGCAGACGATCTATGTAACCTGGATCCTGAGCTAACAGTATTTGATTATCATGAATTCGACTAGGTATATAAATATAGTCAAAACTAGAACCGTTAGGCAGTTCCTTGATTAGCACCTTTTTACCCATTGGTGCTGGCTTGATAAACAACTCTTTAAGCCAATGATGGCCAACACCACCAGGGTTAAAGGTAAGGATTATTTGTCCTCCACCTTTACCTCGTAAAGCTCCAAATAGTTTCCAGATAGGAGAAGGATTTGAGTAGTTTCCGGCTTCTTCAATAGCAGCATGGGAGAGGTTTTGTCCCTGGTATTTCTCAGCGTCTGAATCGTCACCAAGAGGTCGGAATCGTAACCTGGCTCCATTCGGAAAAGTAAATTGCTTCTTTTGGTCTTGCCAGTGCGCCCGAAGGGGTAAGTATATCTGCTTAGCTCTTTCAATAAGGTCATCAGCTTGCGGTAATTCTTTACGAAAAAAGATAGCATTGAACGCTTCACCTAGCTGTTCCTGCAAAATAGCAAATTTACCTAGAACACCGTCTGTTTTACCGCCACCTCGTGCACCACCAAACCCTATCAGCGTAATAGGGCAATGAACCAACATTTCTTGAGCACCAGACTGAGGCGCCCAAACTATGCGTTCACTTACTTCCGTCATTACTCACCATTACAGCATTATCACCGTAAATACGCTCCACAGAACACCTAGGATTCTGGCAATAAAAGTAGAAATCCTTACCATCCTGATTGCTTAAAGTGCTGACGTGCTTGCACCAGGGACACCTACGACTCTCTTCTGATTCTTTTTTGAAACTATGCTCAATACCCATAAAGTCACCTATTACCCCATTAAGTCACCTCTTACCCCATTTAGCGTCATACTCTTCTTTGCTAATCGCAGCTTTGAAAATACTGCTCCAACGATTGCACCGAGTACACCTAATATACGGCCTATCAACAACACCGCAACCTATAAACTCACAGTCCGCATTGCTACACTTAAAATGAACTAAACGTGCAGGAATTCTAGGATTTTTAACTCTACCCATAAAATAGCCGGTGTAAGCAGTCTACCAACCCTTCGTTTTCAACTAACCTTAAACCTATATCGCAAGTCAGAAAGGGTGAAAA